ACAATTTGTAAACTATCACCACCAAGATCATTTAGTATATGACTCTTATGTTGTATTCTTGACTCATCTATTTCTAATTCCCCAGCTAATATCTTAACTATAGAGTCATAGATATTAGGTATTGATACATCTCTACCCATTACTTTTCACTTTCTTTTTTGCCATATCTAATTTTAGTTTACTTACTTTGTCAGTGAAGTCAACACCTATTAAATGATCAGCCATTTGTAAAAATACTCTTGCACTCATTCCTGCAAACTGTTTTGTTATCCAATTACCATATGGCTCTTGAAATCTTATACGAATAGATGCTGGACGTTTTATTTTTAAGTTAAGACCAGGAAAGGATAAGCATGCTTCATCCATTAGTACTTCATTAGGACTTCTAAATGTTATTGTAGGATTAAATATTGCAAAGGCTGGCTCACCTTCTGTAACAAACATTGCAAAGTTATGTCCTACTTGGTTAGCAGCTAATGCCATACCACCTTTTTCTCTCATCAGTGTTACCATAGCCATAGAAAACTTAACTGGATCTACAGGAGGGTCCTCAAAATTAAAAGTAGGTAATTCATCCCATAAGTAATCGTCTTTCATACTTAGTTTTAAATCTGTATCTTCTATTTCAAAACCACTTGGTTTAAGACCTTTGGAGTTATCCATAACAGTAGATAATTGTTTCTGTATCTTTTCTAAATTCTTTATTTTCATGCTACCATCCTACTAAAGTTTTGATGCTTCTCAAATCTAACTACGTTAGAAAATTTGTCTATCAACTGATCTGTCTTATGACTTATTATAAACACATTTGTATCTAAAGTCAAGTCATTTATTATTTTTAAGAACTCATCCGTACCCTGTGCGTCTAAGCTACTATCAAATATCTCATCTAGTATTAATAAATTTGTACTAGCACTATTTTTTAACTTAGCAATTGCTCTCCAAGTAAACAATAATGATAAATCTATTCTCATCTTTTCACCTTCACTAAAAGATGCATATGTAAACTCATCTCTAAACCTAGACTTAATATTCTCATTAAAGTTTTCATCTAATTCAAACTGTACAAAGAAATCCATAGCTGCTAAGTACTTATTAATAAGTTTGTTCATTACAGGAATATATTGTTTAACTATTCTAGATTTTATTCCTGTGTCTCTTAACAACTTAGTAGCTACATCATATATTTCTCTCACATCAGTAAACTCTTCTACATCTTTTCTTTTACTATCTAACTCTATAGTAAAGTCTTTAATTTTATTTTTCTCTTCTGTAATATCTTGCTTAGATGTATTGTCTATATCTGTCTGTAGAGATGATATCAATTGTCTGTTACCATTCATCTGAGAGTTCAAAGAATTAATTTGTACATTCATACCATCCATCTTTTGGTACACCTCTACTATATGATTGATCTCTCCTTGTGTAGACTCCAGTTCTTTTTCTAATGGTTCAAAACCTGCTTCACACTCTTCTACTTTATCTTCTTTCTCATCTATTACTTTAGCTTTAAAGTCTTCATCTATAGATTGGTTACACGTAGGACAATCATCATGAGTATCAAAGAACTGTATATCTTTTCTGAGAGTTTTAACTTTATCTTTTATTTTATCTTCTAGGTTACTAAGTTGATTTAACTTTGAACGAATCTTCTCTTCTTCTGCTACCTCTTTTCTTAACTTAGATAGATCAGTCTCTTGATCTTTTAGATTAACTTCACTAATACTATTTTCATTCTCAAGTTTTATTATTTGTTCTTTCTTATCTGCTATAGCTTCATCTTGTTGCTGTGATATTTTATCTACAAAGTGTTGTTGAATTCTTATCTTCTCTTCTATAGTATTGAGTTCACTAGATAGTTCTTGTGCACGTTCTTTATTATCTGCAACATCAGTTTTTAATAGTGTTGCCATAATAGAAAAGATACCTATGTCTAGTAAGTCTTCTATAACTTCTTTCCTATGGTTGGTTGGTAGCTGCATGAAAGGAATAAAGCTGGAGCTACCTAACACAACCACTTGACAAAAGCTCTTATGGTTGAGCTTTAGTATTTGTTTTTCAAGGGTCTCTTGATAATCTTTTGCATGGGCTTCTTGGTTTAATAGTTTACCATCTTGATACACTTCAAACTTTCTTGGCCTCTGTCCTCTAACAATTTTATACTCATGAGAACCAATACCAAATTCTACTTCTACAACCATGTCTTTATTGTTGATAGTATTAACTAATTGTTGTACAGTTACTTTTCTAAATGGTTTATTATACAGACCAAATGTTAGTGCATCTAATATAGTAGACTTACCAGAACCATTCTCTCCTATAATTAAAGAAGACTTTGTTTGATTTAGATCTACTTCTGTCCAATGGTTACCATAAGATATAAAGTTCTTCCATTTAATATTTTTAAATACTATCATGTTATACTCAATGCCCTATCATATAAATTTCTTAATAAGTTTTTTACTTTTTCTTTATCAGTTTTAATATCTAAAGCCTCTACATACGACTCTAATATAGTAGGTGTATCTTCTGCTTCATTAATTATATCTGCATCATCATCTATATCTAAATGTAAATGATCTTCAACTACTTGTAGATTAATAGTATCTGCTTTCTCTACCTTATCTACATACGTATCAAATAAGTATGGATTAGTTTTATTAGATACTATAATTTTAACATAAGCATTCTGGTAAGGTGTAAAGTCCATAGCCATTACATCTTCAAATGTTAAGTTAGTATCATTGTACCATAACTTATAAAACATTCTATTAGGGTTTACGACTCTAGTCAACACTCTTGTTTCAGTATCAAATATATGAAAGCCTTTAGGATCCTCATAGTCCATCCATGTCATTTCATATGGACAACCAAGATAGTTAATATTCTTCTCTGTAGACTTATGATGATAGTGTCCAGTACATACCATATCAAACTTATCATATATTGTATGGTCTGCACCTTCTTGTATTACATATCCTTTATTCATCTGGAAACCTTTTAACTCTAGGTGACCCATAACTATTTGAGCTGTTGTATCTTTTATCATTTGATACGATTGCTTCTCATTGTCTTTACATATCCACGGCAGCATAAGTAGATCGCATCCACCTATGTTTATTTCTGACGGTTGATGATACTCTATAATATTAGGATACTCTTGAGTTAACAGATACACTGAGTTTAATTCATTAGTGTTTCTATACACAGCGTCATGATTACCTACTAACATATGTGTGGTTATATTGTTTTCTTTTAAGGGTTCAAAGAACATAGCCTTAGCTGCCTTTAAAGATGTGAAAGAAATATACTTTCTACGATCAAAGGTATCGCCCAAATCTATTACAGTATTGATGTTATGTTCTTTTAAGTAAGGAAAGAATACTTCATCATAAAATCTCTTTTGGTTAGCTGCTACTTTAATGTTATCGTTACGAGCACCAAAATGCAAATCAGTCACTAATGCTATTTTCATAAATCACTTCTCTTTATAAAATTGTTCAACCCCTCTAGGCGGTGTTGCAGGCCTCTGCTGTTTTTTCTCTTTTTCTTTTTGTTCATAATTCTTTACAAAGTCACTCATATAGTCTGTAGTCTCTGGTAAACCTTGCTGTGTGGATATCATTTGACCATCAGCAGGATCCATCCATCCATCAAATATTTGAAAGTTTTGTATTGCTTTATGTTTAATATATAATTGTTTCTTTTCTTTTTGTATTCTTCTTAGGAAGGCATAGTATATTATTTGAGTAAAGTATGCAAAAGGATTCTTAGACTTTTTTGGATCAAAGTTATCAATATAATTAATACAGTTCTCTATCCCATCACTAACCATCTCTTCTCTAAATGTATAGTTTATAAAATTAGGTTTAGTTGATAACCTATTTGCTATTTTAAGTAATGCGCTTCCTACAATATCTGGTATAGGTGGCTTAGGATCATCTACAGCCTCAGCTTCATTAACTTTATCTTTATACTCAATCATAGTAGCATAAAGAATTTTATTATCTACATAATGTGCCATCTTAATGTATTGTAGTATTAGATGCGTTACGCATATACTCTTCCAAATTTAAATCTGCTTGTTCCATATCTTCATCCTCAGCCATTTCTTGTCGTTCTAATTGTTGTTGTTTATAAATTTGTTCTGCTCTAGCTAATACAGTATCTCCTGCATTAATATGTTCTAGTTCTTTATTCTTAGAATGTTTTATAAAATAATCATAATGTGTTATTACGTTTTCATTTATGTCATTAACTCTTAGTAAGATATGTTTCTTCTCTAAAGATATCTCAGGATTTTTATTAAACAATAACCAATGGGAGCATTTAATTACTTCGTATCCACTTGGTGAAATTATTCTATGTATTTGTACTGGTTCACTTAACTTAATAGTATCATTATCTTCAATAAGAACTTGAGCTACTATCTCTTCACCGTTCATTAATTTGATTACTGTGTGTTCCATGTCTACTCCTTTAAACGTACCGAGTACATTTTGTATGGAAATTTCTCTTCATTATAAATTTTAAGTCTCTCAGTAAAATGTTCCAGAGCATAATTTTTCCATTGCTTATGTCTTAGATCATCTACTATATCAAATAGTCTAGCTTCAGTTTTACCTTCAGCAGTTCTAAGTCCTCTACCTATAGATTGTAAATTTCTTACCCTAGACTTACTTGGGCTAGCAAATATTATATTATGTAGATTACGAATATTAACACCAGTACTAAAAGTTCCGTAGGATGCCACAATAACAGCGTTCTGAGACTCTTCAACAATTGATCTAATACGGTCTCTTTCTTCTCCATCAACTCCTCCGTGAACATAAAATGCAGTCTTGGTGTTCTCATCATTAATCATATTGTACAACACTTTTCCATGCTTGTCAACAAAATTAAATAATACTAATGTATTACCTTCAAGGCTTATACATAAGTTACGAATGAATCTATTACGTGCTTCATTTCTTACTAGGAAATCTATCTCGTCTTGATACTTTGCACGTCTTAATAAATTACATGTTTGGTCTGAGTACTTTAATGTAATTATATTTATCTTAAACTTAGCTAGGTGATTGCTTTCTATCAGCTCTGATGTAGTAGTTACCTTTTCAACAGGACCAAACAATCCTTCTAATACTAACCTATGTGTTAATGTACCATCTAACGTACCAGTGAATCCAAATCTATAAGGACAGACTGTTAACTTCTTCATTATACTTTCTAATGATTTAGATTTAAATAGATGAGCCTCATCTCCTATAACAACATTGTATTGATTAAACCATGACTTTGGCATCTTGTATATTGATTGCCATGTAGTAACAGTTATCTCTGCATCAGTATCTTTATCAGCACCAGCTGTAATTTTATGACATTCATCTTGGTAACCATACTCTTTAAAGTCTGATGACATTTGATGTACTAATGCTGTTGTTGGTACTATTATAAGTTTTCTTTCTGGGTAGTACCTACTTAACATATAAATGATTAATGACTTACCAGATGCAGTAGGTGATAGCAACATACATCTTTTGTTTCTTATTGCATGTGAGATAGCTCTCTTCTGATAGTCTCTTGGTTCAAGACTAAGTCCAATGTTCTTTGCAAGATCATCAACTTCGTTTAAAGAAAACTCTTGCTGAAAAAAAGCAGGGTCATCTTTAACTATTAATTCATAGTTTCTACTTCTACAAAAATCTTCTATCTTTGGACCAAGACCAAAATATAATTGCTTCTTCATTTGATTGTATAGACGTATCTTACCATCCCAAAATCTATTCCTTACTTGAGGCATAAATTGAGCGCCTGGTACTGTAAAGGTAAGATAGTCACTTAGCTCTTGACTAATGCTAGGATCTGTATCTACCGTTAAGTATACATCATCAAACTTAGAAACTTTTATCATTTATTTTATATGACTAGCGTCCGGGTTCTCAGCTGGTGGAGCCATAGAATCTGATACTGCTTTAGCACCAAAGTTATCTCTAAGCGCAGCTAAGTTTTCTTCTGCTGCAGCTACATCTGAGATTAACTTAGCCATATCATCTATCAGTTGTGGATGCTCTCCAAGAGCTACTGGATTTTCAAATGATAAAACAAGCTGAGCAGTAGCATGAGCTTTAGCTGCTTCAAATTTTATTTCTAATGCATGATATAAATGTTCTTTTATTGATGCCATTTTACTTTACCTTCTTTGTTAGTTTCTTATGTAATTCTATTATTAATTTGTCTTTGGTTTTTCTTCTATCCAACTCAATACCGTTCTCTCTACCCATAGTTTCTAATTGTAACTTAGATAACTTTTTCATTTGAATCTTAGTCATAACTTTAACTACAGTTGTTGAAGTAAATGAATCTGGTTTAGCAAACAACCATCCAAAAAAACTTTTCTTAAACATTTGCTATATCGCCTTTCTTTTTTATAGCTACCATTCTTGAATCTAATCTAATGCTCTCAGGATTTTCAAACCATCCCACACTATGACCTTCATCTGATAACTCGTTTAAATATTCTATTAACTTAACTGGCTGTTCGTAATGATCAGTTATATCTTCAATACAATACCAACCTCCAGGTTTTAAATATTGCCAGGTATTAATTAACGTAGCTTTCTGACAACTTGAAAAATGATTACCGTCATCAATAATTATATCAAAGTAATCATTATACTTAACAGGATTGAAATGTTTTAATACCATTTCTCTCTCACTAGTATCTACCCAATTTAGTAATATTCTTTCTACATTACTAGCTTGTTCTTTTAAATCATATAGTCTTTTTATCTTATGTTGGTATTGAAACTTCCAATCCACACCTTCTATGATAGCATTAGGAAACCAATGTGCCCAAGTAAGTAAACCTAACCCTACCCATACACCTATCTCTAATACATTTTCCACTTTGTATCTCATATCTGCATGAAACATTTTACTATATGGTCTATGATAATTGTGTAAAAATGAACCTCGATCTGCTTTCTCTGGTCTCCCAAAGTTTACTTGCAGCATTAGCTTATCTAGTTCTCTTGTATTATTTTCATAAAAGTCTGGCTCACAAATTTTATATCCCGACTTTAAACTTTTCCCAATCGATTGCATTTTTTATCTGAAACCCTCTATTGTTAATTGTTCTTATTACACTCTCTAAAAAATCTATCTTCTCTTTTTGATATGCTACTTTTAAATTATGATGGATTACATCTTTGTCGCTATCAATATATAAAGCTAGATCACTCTTTAATATTTTCAATGGATTAGGAATCCATCCTCTCTCTTCTAAGTCACTCTGTATCATTGTACCTTGAAAGTAATCCCACTTATCTTTATACAATGTCTTATGGTCTGCTTCAAATTTTCTCAGTATTAATCTCTCTTGTGCAAATAGTTTATAATACTTATGATGAAGTTGTGGTTGTATAGCAGATGCTTCACCAAGCTCTGTTCTATCTATCTTACTATCTTCTTTCCATAAATCAAATAATTCATCTAATGTCATTGCTAAACCATTCTGGTATGTCACCATGCTTCCAAGTACAGAAATGAGCTTTCTCTTTTCTATAATACTCTCTGTATCCTTCTACTGGATCATCTCTATGTAATTCTTTATTTGTTATTGCTTGTACAAATTCTGTTGCACATGGTTGTTCAAATTCACAATACTTTAATTGTGCCTCATACAATAAAGGGTATGCGTCATACTTATGAAACTTATTGTATCGTTTAAAGTATTCAAAACATAAGGCTCTCATATGTTTTACTAACCACATAGCATTTTGTTTTGATGCTCTAACCCATAAGGTACAAGGATGTTTTGCATGAGCTTTAGGATAGCCTGGTAGGCCAAATCGTTCTATCACAGGTTCATTATCTTTGCTTCTATGTTTATTCTTATACTGACAATCTAGTACAGCTGATAACATTTGAGCTGATTCTAGTATCATTTTAACTACATGCTTATCGCACATCTGATATGCTGCGATCTTAGGATCTCTATCTAATACAAATATGTTCATAACAAACCTCCACAATTTAATATACTAGATTGTGTAGTCTAGGTCAACCGTTTATTCGTACTGCAGTGTTACTATTTCCTGAGGAGCTTATTTTATCTATATTAAAAAATTTAAATCTAAATGTAACTGAGGCTTCTATATAATCTACATCTGATTGTCTGGTATCAAATACTAGATCGGATAAAGATGTTGGAAAACAATCTTGATATGTTATAGATAGATTAGGTTTAGATGCACTACTTAATACAGTTAGTGTAGCATCACTCATTGATCCTTCACCTAATGAACGTCCTGTTCTTTGTACATTTTTTAAACCAGTAAGTCCTCCCAAACCATCTTTATTATATACTTCTTTACTTTGTGTAAAACTTTCAGGGAAGGATATGTACTGCATCCAATTATATATTTCAATATAATTTTTCATATCTTCATCTACTTTAAATGAAACAGACAAATCTCCCAAGGTCATTTCATCACCTGGTATAGGTACTCTTTTAAATGGTGTTGGCAATTCTGCATTACCAACAGTTACACTTGGTAGGTTAACTGACTGTGCAAAGTAGTTCACATTAGGTAGCTTTCTTATTTGAAAGTTAAATCCTAGAGGTGATAAGAACTGAGGGTTCGTTGGTTGGGTATCTAATATTGCCATGATACTATTTATGCCAAAAAAAAGAGGGCTCCGAAGAACCCTCTTTCTAATTTGTTAATGTTAAATCCTCTTACATAAGATTGTTAACAACAACTTTTCTGTAGTACTCATTTTGAGACTGTACAATAGTACCTGCAGCAGCGATTGCAGCAGTTCCTCTTGCAAATGGATTTTCTACAACACCATAACGTGTCTTAAATCCAATTTTTGGTTGGAAAGAATCTTCTCCAACTGCTCTTACCATCTGTAATGGCACATATGGACAATAGAACAGTCCAGCATCAAAAGCACTAGAGCCTTTGTAACCAACTGTCATATAGTTATCACCAGCATATGGATCTACATATACTTTGATACGACCATTAAGAACACCTGCGAAGGTTGATCCTGTGTCATCTACATTTAGATTGTTTGAGTTAAGTGCTGGTGTGTAGTCAAGAACACCTGCCATTTGTAATGCTGATGCAACATCAGATCTACATATGACTATGTTACCTTTACCACGTCTTGTTCCTTTTGCTATAGCGTTAGCTTCTCTTTCGATTGCAAACATTAAGCCTTTGAACTTTTCAACCATCCAACGACCATTTGAGTCGGTGTCTAGATCAAATTTACCAACAGTAGTTGTTCCTTCTTGTGCTCCAACTTTAGCTATAACACCAACAGTTCTTACTAATTCTCTGTTGATCTCTGCTAATATTTCAGTTGAAAGGATGTTAGCTAGTTCTGTTTCAGCATCTAATCCATGGATAGCTTTTAAGTCTTGTGCTAATTCCATTGTGTACTCAGCTTTTAGAGCACGTGATAATGCTGTTACAGCAATCTTCTCAATACTAAATGCCATCTCTGGAATTGTATTAGTAGTTTGAGCTTCAGCTGCTTCAGATTGAGCTGTTGTCATACCTGACATGAAATTGTATAGTTCCACATTTGAAACTGTACTATTCAAATAACCATCTGCAGGTGAATCACCTAGGTTACCGTCAGATTTACCTACAGTAGATGCAGCTTCAGACACAACAGCAGATACAGAGTGAGCTGTATTTGCTTCGTCGTAGAATGCTTCAGTTCCTGTTTGGCTTGTGTAGCGTGAGCGCATAGCAAAGATAAGTCCTGTAGGACCTGTCATTGGTTGTACACCCATAATATCATATGCGACTAGGTTAGGCATAGCTCTTCTAACAAGAGATATTAAAACCGGATCGTATATATCGACTGCACCGTCACCAGCTGTACTAGATGATGCACCCATTGCATTTGTAGGTGATGTTTCTAATAAGCTCTGAGGCGCGAACTGAGCTTGCTCTTTTAAAGCGATTTCAGTATTTTCTAATAAGGCTGCTGTTACTTGGCGTTTGTGAGGATCTTTAATTTCTGGAAGATCTGAATGCTCAAGTATGGGCTGCCACTTATTTTGTAGCTCTTCAGTTAATTGCATTGTTGGATTCCCTCCTTGGGTCTTTTAGATTAATTATTTTCGAATACTTCTTGAGATTGCCTGTGAATATACACTCATTGGACCAGTCTGTTTATTGGCTGGCGCCTCTGCATCTACATCTACAGGGTCACTATTAAGATCTTCTGCTTCAGTAATGGCTTTCTTATTTGTGAAGTAGTGTTCTTTCAATTGATCAATCTTATTAGCGTAATCAGATGGATCAGCATATTCTATACTTTCTGAAAGTTTTGTTAGCTTGTCTTTTTGTGTTAGTGTTAAACCATCACATGCTTCTGAAAACACTTTAAAAGCAACTAAGTTATCAGTTTCTTTTCTAGTATTAATAGCAGCTTGGACTTGCTCTTCTAACTTTCCTTCAAGTTCTTCTTTTTGTAGCTCAAGTTCAGCAACAAGATCAACTTTATCTTCTGGTACAGAAATATAATTTTCTGTAAACAGATCTTTGATACTTGTCATAAATCTTTCAGCCACTTCGACTTTAAGTGCATTCTCTATTGCAACTTCGTTCTCTTTCATCCACTCTTCTGTGACGTAATCAAGATACTCATCTACTCTGTCTGTTAAATCTTTTTGAAAGACTTCTTTGCTTTCATCAAGTTTAGTGTTATACTCTTCATGCATATGGTTAGCAAGTTCAATCATCTTAGCATTTACTGTTGCTTCAAAAATTGTTTGAGCTTTAGAAGTCATTTCTTCCGATAGCTCTTCTCCAGCAAAGATCTCAGCAGTAGCATCTATAGCTTCCTGTTGTGTCACTTTACCAGCTGCCAATTTAGGCATTGCGTCTTTACCATGTGATTGAGATTTAGATGCTGGTAATTTGTTTTTACCATACGTGTCTACTTCTCCTGCAAGTTTCTGTAATGAGTCTTTGCTCATTCCATTCATCTTACCCATGACTTGTGAGATTATGCTAGCTTTAGATACTGACGCTTTAGTTGCTGCAACGGGAGAATTCATAGACTCTCCAGCATTCTTGTCAGCACCTCGAGCTGCTGAGCCTGTGCTATGGGGTTCCGGAACTTCTGCATCTTTAATCACAGATGATAAAGCACCTTCTCCACCAGTAGCGTCAGCTTTAAACTCGTCGAGTTGTTGGTCGTCAGTTTCCTTGCTGGCCTCTAGCAGATCGTCATCTTCGACTACCTGTTCGATTTTTTTATTGGCCATCTTTGGACTCCTTCTTATTGTTTATTCTATTATTTATAAAATTTAATTATTATAAGTTACGCATAAACTTATTGAACAAAGCAATCTTGTGTTCTTCAAGTTTTTTCGCATCTTTTATTCCCACTTTCTTAATTTCATCTACAACCTGCATAGCACTGTATGAAGATGAAGCTGCATTATAAACCCACTCAACTCCTTCCATGACACCATTAACAAATGCTTCTGGTGCGGAAGGGTCAGCAACTATATCAGCTGCTGTTGATAACATAAAATCTGACTGTACTTCTTGAGCGCCACCTTGCTTTTCTTTTAGTGTTCCCATACCTCTGGAACTAACTCCAAGCTGAGCTCCCTCGTCAATTAAACTCTTTACTATATTTCCGTATGGTGTATCTAATATTTTAGCTTTACCAATGAAGTTTGATCCATCAGGTGTTAGACTTTTTATCATATGTGATACACGTTCAAGGTTAATTGTAGGTCCTTGTGGATGACCTAGCTCCCCATACGCTTTATTCTTTTGTATATATTCTTTATTATAACGAGCTGCTTCTTTTGCAAGCACCTCTTTAGGATACATTCTACCATTACGATTCTTGATATCTCCTTGCATGAAGACACCTTCTATGAAGTAATTTTTCTTTTTGCCTTCTACTTCTTCAACAACATATTTTACTTCTTCGTTTAGTTCTGTAATAAGTTTCATCTGTTTATCCTAGTATTGTGTTGAACTATGGTTAGAAGTTTTTTGTAATTCTATTATTGCTGTGCTGTTTGCATCTGAAAAAACTACATTAATTGCTTGATCATTATTTGCACTAAGTGAAATGCCAGCTTCTTTTAGATCCCAATCAAAAGATGTATGAACATCACTAATGAACACAGGAGTTGTATTACGTTTTATAGTTAATGTACCAGCACCTGTATAATATATACGTGTGATGTCTGCAGCAGTAACTGTTTCTCCACCTGTAGCTAAGTTAGCTAAAGTTTTGTTTACAGCAGCAGTTCCACCCGACTTATAAAGCAGTACTATTTTACCACCACCTGGTGCTAAATGATTTGATAATTCTACAGCAGCCATTTACTTATTCTCCCCACTGAGACGCAAAGCTAATTAATTGTTGCGTACCAATTTTAGTTTGTAATTTTGATTCAAATTCTTTTTTGTTTACATCATTCAAATCTTCGTAGATTTTTTTTAATGCATTTGCATCAACTAATGTAAGTTTAAATTCTTTATTCTCTACAGTTATAATTTTATCTTCTGTAGCATTTATAACACTTTCTAAAACGGAATTTTCGTTTGCCATTTTATTAGCAGTAGCATGCATAACTGACTCTGCATCTTTACCATATCGTTTAATAAAGTCATGAGTATTTTTTTTCATACCTTTAACAATGTCTTCTTTCTTCTTAGACTGTGCATCAGACATTTCGTATACAGCTTGTTCATCTGGTTGATCAGCTATTTTCTTTTTCTTCTTTTGCTTTTTACCACTAAAGATATCATCATTAGAACCATTTTTAGGTTTATGAGGGTAGTCTGTTTTTTGAATTACATGCTTATCTACAAAAGCCTTGTCACCAGGTGACTTAGGATTTCCGTAATCATGATTTCTATTCTCATCAAGTATTGTTGTCAGAGTCTTCATCTGTTATTTCTCCTGTGGCTTATGTTGCTTCTTCTGCATCAAGCTCTTTTTCTTCTTCAGGTGTTAATTCCATCTCAGCATCATCTTGTGTGCTAGTGTTATTACCACCTTCTTCAGCACCATCACCAACATCTCCTGTTGGGTCAAGGCCTGCTAACTTGGCTGCGACTTTTGCTCTTATAGCTTCAACACCAGCATTAACTTTATCTTTCATTAGGTCACCAAACTGGTCACCGAATTTTGCTGGCTTGCCTTGTGCTGCAAATTTAATCATTTGGTCACTATTGTTCTCTGGCATAATAATATCCTTACGTATATTTATTTATAATTATTCAGCAGGCGGTTCTTCACCTTCTGGAGGACCACCGTCTATTGGTTCATCTGGCATCTCTTCTTTACCAGCAGGTTCAAGGTCTTGATGAATAGTTCCATCTTCTTGTTCCTGTGCTATTTCAGCATCCATTTGTTCCATTTGCTCATCTGTCATTCTTAATATATTCTTCTTAGCCCATCTCTGTGAGAAGTATCTACCAATAAATGGATCGATATTATTTAGGGCGTTAACTCTTTCTGTTTGAATCTCCATCTCTTTAAGTTCTGAGAAATGATTGTCTTCCATAAAGTCATATCTGATACTTTCTTTAGCTTCATTGTATTCATCTAAAGTCATAATACCTTTAAGTACTATTTGTTTCTCTAAAACTTTATCAAATAATATTGAGAATCTATTACGAGTTCTACCAATAAACTTTTGGAACTTTAATTCATCTCTACTTATCTCTGTACTTCTACCTAGTTGGAAACCAGTCTCTGATTCTAATCTTGATACAGGAACATTTAATGATCTGTATAATTTCTTTTGGAAGTATAGTACGTCATCTAATTCGCCTAAGTTTTGACCAGCACCTAATGTTGTTATCTCAGTACCTCTGCCACCTTCTCTTCTAGGTAACCAATAGTCTTCTAACATAGTCATAAATTTACGATCGTCTCTTACTTCTCCAGTACCAGCATCATATACTAATCTATTTTTATGCTTAACCATCATGTCTCTTAAATACTGTTCTGCTTTTAACTTAGGTAGATTACCCACATCAATATAGAACACTCTTCTTTCAGGTGCTCTTGATATCCTATAGATAACAGTTGCATCTTCTAAAATACGTAATTGGTTTAATGGTTTAATAGCTTTATGTAAATGTGATAATACTATTCTATTATCTTCTGACATCATACCAGATGTACAATTAATGATAGAGTCTCTGGCAATCTTAACACCTTGCTCACCAGAAGCTGCAGTTGGAGAGCCACCAGGATATCCTGTAAAGCCCTTTTCATTATAGATAAAGTATTCTTCTTTTGTTTTTGTAATAGTAACAGCGCCAGGTCCAGCTATCTGGTTCCCAACTCTTTGCTTGTTTACTGTTCTGATCTTTTTAATTTTTCTTGGATCAATGTAACGTAGTTCTCTAACACCTGATTCTGGATCTTTAGGATCTATTACTACATGATAATATAGTCTACCATCAATGTACCAATGTCTAAAGATTTCATAACCCTTACTATTAAAGTCTAATAGTCTTAATGTGTTATCAAATTCTTCACGTATAAGTTGTTTAAGTTTTGGACTAGCTTCTAAACTATCCAAATTCAATTCACAAATCTTATGCTCTTCTCCATAGACAATAGTTTCATTAACTATGTCATCTACAGCAAGCTCACACTCTGGCTGTAAAGCCATACGTCTGTATCTTGTAATGAGTTCTGATTCGGTTCTGGTTGAGCCTTCAAGATCAACGTAGGTACCATAAGCGCCACCTTCTGCGACTGTTATAGCACCTTCGTCATCTATCTTTGGTGCAAAGGAACCAATGTCCTGTTCCTGACTTACACCTTTTCTTTTAAACTCAAACCCAAATAATTCCGCCATATCAATTTCACCTTATATTGTTAATAATATATTATGTACCACCAGCATTACCTGTAATGCCAGCCACCTCCCAGTAATCATATTGGAATGTAACAGTAAACTCTTCTAAAGTATCTGTTGTATTCCAGTCTAAATCAATAGGACTTACTTCCGTTGGAAATAAACCATTAAATGTATATGTTCTCAATGGAAGACCAGTCTTCCCAAAATGGGTCACTGATGCGTTTGCTTTGTAGAGAGTAGGACTTGCTGTAGCAAATGAACGTAAGTTACCTAGATGTGAATTAATACTATTAGACCACTCTTCCATAGAGTTTCTAATAATCATATCCTCATCTTGTATTAAAGTAACAGTCCACTCAGCAAAAGTTCTGTCTCCAGCAATTTTTACTTTACGACCGAAGTATGGTACCTCAATTGTTCCTAGCGTAGAGGCTGGCATTTGCGCAGCCCTACACATAAATGGAAATTTTAAATCAGCAGCTGCGTTTACAGGGTTAGTCAATGTCACTTGAAAGAGTGACGGACGTGCGCCTCCAAGAGCTAGCTGGGATTTGATCTCGTTAATGTTAAAAGCCATTATGCTTTCTCCTTCTTACCTAACTATTTATCTTAGAATGAACCAACGACCTCAGAGAATTCAACCCCTGTACGAACCGCTACAAAGTTCAACTGAATGAAATTAATTGATCTAGCAGGCTTAATGTAGATGTCTCCTACAAACCTATTGCCATCAATTACTTCTCCAGTATTGTTTGTCTCGTCACATACAACTCTAAAGTCAAATATACCTCTTCTGCCTTGTACATCTCGTAGGAATGGTTCTACCATATTACGGAACTGTGCTCTAGTAAATTCATCATTGAATTCAAATAGAGTGTACTTAGCTGCAGTTGCTATTGCCTTTTCAAGAACAATGAATAATCTTCTTACGTTGATTCTATCAAATGCACTTGGTTTAGCTAATAAAGTCTTGTCTCCAAACAGTAATGTTCCTTGACCTGGTTGAGTTATTACAGGATTAACTTTATTTTTATAAAGTATATCTCTGTCTGCTTTATCTGGATTGTATGGAAGTTTAATTACATTTTTAATTACACCTCTATTATATCCTGCAGGACTGAACCATGGGTCTCTTGTATCATCTGTTCTAACACAAAGGCCAGCTATGTCACCATTCAATGGAATGTATCTGTAAACATCATTATACTTATCGTATTGATATTTCCATCCACTATCCATAACCGCATATGAACTTGGTGATACTGAATCTGCAAATGTTTTAACATCATTTGATTCACCACCTTGATTGTTTACTACATCAGCCTTTTCAGGTGATAAGAAAACTACGCAGTCTTTTCTTGCGTCACTAATATTATCTATAAGATAATTTGGCCATTGCTCTCCATTAGTACCACCTCTGGACAAGCCAGTTAGTATTAATGATACATCAACATCCGCTGGATTCTTGAATAGGTCAACAGCTTTAGCTAATTGTCCTATAGCAATTGAAGTTTCATTTGGATTAGATCCATCTGAACCTACTTGGAAAGATGATGTAAATGGTATTACAGCATTAACATGATTGTTTAATAATGCACCAGTATTGGAATATGTTTGTGCAGCAGTATTAACATTAGATGTTGCTCTAAGTTCTGCTCCACCTACCCACAACCAATTAGATTGATTATCGATAACATCTTTCCAGAATATTGACTCACCACTTTCGTTCTTAGCATCAGTAGCTCTTGATAGACCTTCCCATACTTCTAAGATGTTATCTTTAACACCTGTGATTAATCCGTCTTCATCTGATACAACTATATGTAATTCATCATTGGCTGTATTATTAGCTACGTTGTTTGACCATTCAGTTTGACCTGGTGCTTTATCAACGTTGTCTCTATTTTCCCAGAAACGTGTAACGCCTCCTGAGTTAATACTATCGCCAACACTGTTGTTACAACTAAAGTTAGTTGATAGTCTGAACTTAGGCTCTACAGTAAATGATACATTAGCAGTAAATGTTGTATCTGAATCAGCAAATGCTGCTCCGGATTGTACAGCACTCTTTGCTGTAATCTTAACTGTTTGATAACCAATAGATGAGTTACCTAAACGTACTGAGTCACCAACTGAGAATACTGTTTGTGCAGTAGTCATAGATAGGTTAGCACCAACTCTAATAACATGAGTTGCTTGACTAGTACTATTAGTGTCTTCTTCAACACCTGATTGACTGAATAGTAATGTTGTACTACCTACAGCAATAGATGCTACAAAACCAGTATTGGATGCATTAACATTCATTGAACTGTTTGTTACACCATTAAATGTACTTTCAAATGCTAGTGCACTATCACATACACTGACTTTTAAACTATTACCTAATGCACCTGGATACTTTGCTATGAAAGATGACAGTGCTGCAGTAGATGATAATGTTAGACCATCGTGGTGTTCTGAGTTTTTAATTAAATCTGTTTGAGCTGCTACTTGATTGTTTGCAACTGTTGATTGGTTTTGCAATACAGTTGAATTAATTGCATCATCTGGTATTGCTCTTGCTACAAATAACTTATTACCATAAGATAAAAAGTTTGCAGCAGTGAAAAATGTATTAAAGTTGGTTGAATCTGGCTCACCAAAGGCACTAACTAACTCTTCTTCAGAAGATATTAGGTTGCGTTCTTCAGCAGCTCCCCATCTAAACCAACCAGCTAGGGCGCCTTCTGTGGTAGAAACTGCAGGTATAATGCCTGTCAGATCTATCTCGGAGACGTTTACGCCTGGACTAACTTGAAATCCCATATCTTGTTTCTCCTTATATGACCTTTAGTGGTGCTTGTAATTTAGGGCTTGTATTTATTTATAAAAACTGCAGGCTCGCAAATTAAATGATCATATGATAAAATAAATTTTTCCATACTAATTTCCGATACTGGCATAAGAGTTAGTACTACTCTCCTACTTATTATGTTTTCTACAGAGTGAACTCGTTGTGTATCAAACACATACCATCCACTATTAAGATCATATTCACCAATACTATTAACTTTATCTCTATCAATAAATAAAACATCTTCAGTATTTTTTGTTCTAGCCTTATCATATAGTACTGTTGTACAATTGTCTCCACCAGATTCTATAACAAAATTAACACTAGCTCCTTTAACCTTATCTAAATGTGGTGGGATGCAAGCTGGTTTAGTTGTAACATTTCTCATAATACCTAGGATTGGAACTATACTTTCACCAAATATCTCTTCATATTCTTTCATATATGGATTCATTTGTTCTGCTTCTGGTCCAACAGTATACGGTACAAAGTCATGTGCAGCACTATTACTGTTAGTTAAATTGTTTAAGTATTTCCTTTGCTGCGTTTGTCTTTGCCCATATCCCCAACTATTAGAAAACAATTTTACTAATGTTTGAAGTTCTTTTGATGGTGTTGGTAGTTTTAATTTATATGGTTTAGAATATTCCTTGTGTATCATCTATGTCCCACTCCGCATGTGTTAGTAATGTGTCTGCACCAAACTCATCATTCTCTGCTACACTACCACCTGTACCATCATTAATAAATCCAAATGGTAATACATCATCCTCAATTGCTTGTTCATTTTTACTAAATAAATTCTTTCTTATATCAATATCTGTTAGTTCTTTAAAGTATTCTTGATTAGATAACCAAGCAAACAATACTAAACACATTACTAAATCATCATTATAACCTTCTTCTGCTTCAAAGCTAGTACCTTTTACAGAGAAAGCTGTAAGCTCTTGCAGTATATCAAAGTCATTAATTATTAACTTATCGTTCTCTATGATAGTTTTTAATGTAGAACAACCTACTCTTTTTAATTGTTTGGTAGTTCTTACACCCATCTGTTGGGATCCACCACCAAAGCCAGCATTAACTATTTGTCCTGCTCTGCCTCTCCATTGTGCTGTCATTATAAATTCATACTCAAGATCATGATGTAGTATGTCTGCTACTTGCTGTCCTATGTCATTTATTTCTACAAGACAGTATGCATTATTATATTTTTTACCAGCTGCATATATTACATTAGGATATATCATAGGTGCTATAATATTACTTCTGAATGTAGCTACTACCTCATAAGGAAGCACACTACAATCAATAACAATGAAAGCGGAATAATCATTACCAACACCTCTTGATGTATCAACACATATAGTATATACATGATTGGGTTGAGGTTCTTTAAATACTTTCATATTCTCTGATTTAGATAATGGCTCATGAAAGACTAACTCTCCTAACTTAGTAGGATGTATAAGTGTATTAGATGAACCTAAGAACTCACATTCAAACTCTACTCTGAATTGTTCTTCACTTGTATTTTGTATGGTTTGTTTTTTCCAAGCCTCATCTCTACCTGGTACATCAGACCAATGAACTTCGATAGCTTCATACTCACTTCTTTGTTCAACAGCATCTGTCCATATTTTATAGAAAAGATTCATACCTCTAGGAGTAGACGTTATCATAACTCTTGTTGTATTACCAGAAGAAATTGTAGGATAAGTTGATGCAAAAAATTCTTCTTGCTGATGCGGTGGTACAAATGCAAACTCATCTAAGTATATTAAGTTAAAAGAACCACCACGAACAGAACCTGATGATGTTGCACCAGCTAATATCTTAGAACCATTCTCTAGCTCTACATTACCTTTGTTCCACTCTACTATACCTTGTTGCATCCAATGTGGTAAGTATTCAAAACCTAATTGTATTCTATGTAAGATCTCTCTAGCAGTTGCAGCCTTATTAGCTAGCACAGCTACATTAAATGATTCATTGAATAAAGCAAAATGTAATATAAGAGCAGTCATAACAGTAGTCTTACCAGACTGTCTAGGCATCTTACATATAGTAAAACGATTACCTTGTACACTTTTTATTATTCTGTCTTGGAAATCAAATGTATTAAAGTTAATTAAACCTTCATCCACATTTACAATCTTCATATACTTATTACAAAAATATAAAATATCTTTTGAGCATCTTGCTAGTTCTTTAATCTGCTCTTTTGTGTATTCAATTTTTACATTAGCTTTTTTTAGTCTAGGATTACCAAGATATATTTGATCTTTACGTAACAATACCTGCTTCCAATAATTTAGTTCTATTTTTCATATGCTCTACCTGGATATCTTCTTTACTTTGACCATGATATGCTACAGCGTGTCCTTCTAACATTAATATTTCACAAGCAGTTCTTTCTGGCATAGGGTGCCAATTGTGTTCATCTTCTTTAGTTTCATACTGTGCTACAAAGTCACCTAAGATTCTACCAAACTTTCCTTTCATATCTTCTCCACCTCTACCAACCATGGTACGAAGATATACATCATGTTTTAATAATTCTTTTAATCTTGCTTTAGCAGCTAAGCCAAATTTCTTTTCTACTAAATCTCTAGTACGACTTTCTGGAGTATCAATACCATGTAGTCTTACTCTTTCATTTTTTAACCATACACCAAACCCTAGATCTATGTCAACATCAACGGTGTCACCATCCACTACTTTTATTACTTCTACTTTATACTCATACATTATTTGTTCAACCTTTCTATGGCTTTGGCATTCTCATTTATTTTATCATTCTGACCTACGTCTATTAGGTCCTGTAACTTGCGAGCTTTTTCTTGAGGTGAATCAAGATGTAGTTCTCTATTAATTATCTTTTCTAATTTTAAATTTTCTATTTTAGTATTAGGAACATATCTCCATGTGTACCCAGCATCTGAGTATACACCAAAGACTGTTTCTGTTATTCCTACTTTAACTATAACAGCAGGCTTACCATCTAATATTACATGGTCACTTTCATTGAATGCTTTGTTCATTCTAAACTTCATACCTTTAACTAAAGATGTCACCCATTCTTTTAACCACAGTGTAGCTATAAGTGATATTAGTAAAGCTATCCACGGTACTAAGAATAGCGTAAAGTCCATTGATGCTTCATCTATCATAACTTACTTTTCCCTGACGGTACATCTCTTGCTGTACCTCCTAATAATTTTGTTAGCTCAGATGTGTTACCTACAAATAAATTATTGTTAATTGTTTTAGGATCTACATTGTCATCTCTAAATAAATCTTTTGCTTTCTTTTGTAGATCAATTAAATCTCTGTTAGTATCTGTTACTGTTTTAATTAACTGGCCAGCTACTTCATATGCTCTAGGTGATTGACTTTGTTGTGCTAAATCTAATATACCTTCTAAAGCATCTCTACCTCTTTCAACTAAGTGGTATAAATTTTCTCTGGAGTAATCTAAATCTCTTTGTGTTTGATCTTCTTTAGGAGGCTCCACAACTGTAACCTCTTTCTTTTCATTTACAATTGGAGTTAAATCTAAAGAGTCTGCTATTTTATCTTCCTTAGGCTGATGTGTTTGCACTGAACCATTCCTCAAAATTTTGTATGTATCCATAATCATCATCTTCATCTATGTTGTCTATACTAACAGTAGCTGATGCATTAGATGTTGGACTTCCATTTGCCAATAAACCTGGCGTAGTTGTTGTTCTACTATGTATATAGTACCCTGGTTGAGAAGAGTCTGTTACGTTTACATTTGCAAATACCGTATTAGCTGGATGTGCATTTGCATATACCTTGGACGTATCTACGTGAGTCATAACATTAGTGGTTTTAATAATTCCAGTTTTCCTAAGTGGTCCCCAGAAGTAACCTTTCATTGTAAAATTTAATGTATGTATTAAAGCTCTTCTTGTTTCAAAATCTGCTTCGTATGTATCTGATGTACTTACACTATTAAGTACTACCGGTATGTCTTGTTTCCAATTCATCTCTGGAATTAGATTCATAGTTATAGACCACTCTGGTGTAAAGAATGGTAGTATCTGTTCTAGTAATTGTGTGGCATCTTCAGCATACTTTGTCATAATGTTTAACTCAAAACCTATATCATATGGTACAGGAGTATAAGCTGCATACATTTTTTTCTTATCATCTGTAAGTGCTGAAACATTTCTATGAATTTTGTTTAGTTTTCTTTCAGGAGCATATGAGAAAGATTGCATTTCAAATGTTAAACGTGGTAATGATATAGCAGTCTTTCTGTTTAGATTTGGATCTTGTTCTAATCTAGCTAATGCTTTTTCTCTTGGACCATAAGCTAACGGTGCTTTTATATCTTGTACTACATTGTTGGCAGCATCTTTTCTTTGAATAATAAGATCATTAAACAATGTTCCAAACACAATTACATACTTACGTAAGTGTTGATGATAATAGGTATGTCCTAACATTAGAAGCTCCCGCCCTCACTAAATGGATCTACATCACTAAAGTCTATGATTGCATCCGCATCTGTTTCAATTTGTATATTGTCAGCATTAGTTACTGTATCATAATCTAATGATGAGTTTGCACTAGCATCTGATCTATCTTCTGCTTCTGTTAATAGTCTTTCTTGATTCTCATCAAATAAAGGTTCAATACCATCTTCTATTACCAGCATAGTATCTAAGTATATATCAGTACTAAATGTAGTTTCAATATTATCT